ATTGCAATTAGATAGAAGAGGTATTAGATTTAGAACTCTAGATGATATGGGTACGATTAATACTATTGACCTTCGTCAAGCGTCCAAGATATTTGAAGACTTAGAAAATCTTAATGAGAAAAAGTATTCTATAAAACAGTATAAGATGGCATTCGGTGTTCTTAATGACCCTCGTTGGAAGGGTGGTAATATGACACAGATTGTCAAAACAATTGAAAAGATTGCAAAGGGACTTTCTGATGATCCTGCAGTTTCTAAAGCAATCCAAATAACAAATGAAGATTTGCAGGAAGGTACTTGGGCATTTGCTGACAAGTCATCTGAAGTAACTGCCTTAAAGAAATTGATGTCCAAACCAATTACTCTTGGAAAAGAGGGAGATGACGCAACAGATGCACTTTATAGTCTGTTGGGTGACGATGAATTGTTTGACGACCTTTATGCTGCTGGTAAGAGAAATCCAAAAGGTGATGCTCGTCCAGTAATTAAAAAGTGGTTTAAACAGAGAATCAAAGACAACGCTTATGGAATGGGTAAAGATGCCGCAGACCTTGCAAAAAAACTTGGATTGAAAGAAGAGGCAGAACTTTTCGTAGAGTTAAAAGAACCATTTGTGGTTGTTGATACTGCTGATGGTAACAAAGTTGTTGGAACTGCATCTGACGAAAAAGGTGCAAAGTCAATCATTACTACTTCAGAACTTCCCCCAATGAAAATCAAAGACAAAAAGACTTTGAAGATTATGAAGTCTCGTAAAAAACAAATGATTGGCCGCCCTTTGATGGCACAACATTGTATGGAAGAGTTCCAGCTCACCGAGTCTATTATTGATGATATGAGAGACATCGTTGATAATAAACAGGCAAAGAAAATTAAAGGAACTATGGTTGATTTGTTTACTGCATCTGCAGTTGTTCAAATATATGATAAGGTTAACGATTCTAACAAGTCTAAGATGGAAAAACTCCCATTACCAAAGCTAGTTGATCTTGCATATAAAATTATGAAGAGGGAAGAAATCAACGAAATCAATACAATCATTGAGAATGCAGATAAAAAAGATGCAAAGGAAATGGAAGAAATTGTTAGAGAAATTAACCCTAAATATAGTATGAAAGAAATTAAAAAAGAAGTAGAACAAATGGCAATGGAAAAGTATGGTAATAAATCCAGAGCCAGAAAAATTGCAAGTTATGTAAAATAGAGGAGAAATTAAATGTCATTACCTAAATGGGCATCCCCAGCGAAGTGGATGAAAAACGCAGTAGCAACCAATCGTGGATGGGAAAACGAAAAAACTGGTGAAGTATACAAAAAAATTAATGGATTAAAAGATAAGATTGATGATCTTGCTCCACCAAAGAAAAAATCTGCTGCGAAGAAAAAGGTAGAGGTTGTTGAAACACCAGAATCTGGTTCTGAAGAATCCGATTCAGAGGAATCTGATAGGCCTGCCGAATTGACAGATTTAACTAAAACTGAATTAGAATCTCTTGGTAGAGAATATGGGATTGAATTGGATAGAAGAAAAAAGAAAGAAGATTTGATCGCTGAATTAACAGAGGTTTTACCATAATAATAAAAGAAATATAACATGGAAAAATTTGAAAATTTGACGGAGACAAATGTAGCCAACTATCAAATGAAACATTATGACAATCCTCAGTGCCATAGTATGGAAGAATTTCTTGATGACATGAAAAGAATAAAATATGTCAAGAGACTTTTTCATAAGTATCATACTAAAGGTATTTTGAAGGAACGGTTGATAATAAATCATTTAGTAGTATTACTAAATGTATTAAATACATTGCCTTGTAATAGAGTTTTGTTTTTGAAAATTGATGAAGATCAACATTATATTCTTGCAACTTTTATGGAGTTTCTAAATAGATTGCCAAATAAAATTGAAGGAATTAATGGTAAAATTATTGATAGTAGTATGATTGAAAGAGACAGTTACATAACACAAATTCTAGGAGAGATATAATGGCATCAGTATTTAATGCCTACCTTGCATATCAATTTATTAAAATTCTAACAACGCCTTGGAATGAAACTGAGGCGTTTAAGAATGGTATTGTAGATGACAAGGGAAATATATTGAAAAAATCCAATCAACTGAAAACAGATGCAGAAAAAAAATCATTTACTGTTTTTCATAAGATCATTTTTAATCTCAAAAGAATTTTAGAAAAGTTTCCAGGCGGTAAATCTAGAATTGCAACTTATGCGGCCGCAATGGCACTCCTTAAAGAAAATAAAGAAAATTTAAAACAAGAAGATTTGCAGTTGTTGGAAGTCGCATTGTTAGATTATATTAATATTTTAGAAGAAGAATACCACAATAAAGAAGTTGAACCTCTAAATGAAATGTGGTATAATGATGTAATAAACGCAGTCAAATCAAAAACTGGTAAAAAGAAAGTATATGACCATGCTCTCGACACTCTGTTAAAGGTTTTGCAGAGAAAAAAGAAAGAGTCTGGTAGAAGAGGCCTAAAACATAGTATTGATTATTATTCTGATCAGATTGCAAAAACATATTCTGGAGTAGATGGAAGAACTCTTGCAAAGATTATGAAACAAACATATCCAGAAATTGCGGAAGAATTTGTTGTCGAAGATATTGCAAATGTAGTAGGAGATTCTTCAAATGTTGGTGGTTTTATTCAAGATCCACATCAATTTGCAGGAATGAAAATATTTAAAGTAAAACCAGATTCTTTTAATAAATTTATGAGGGGGAAAAAGAAGTATGGAAGATGGGAAAACTTTATCGAAAAAGATGATGCTGCTGATATCAGAAGATATATAAAATCAAATCCTCACAAGAAAATAGTTTTACAAGATCAAAACCACGGAACGATGATAATTTTACACAGAGATTTATGATGGGTATTTTTAGTGGAGCAAAAATTGCTGTTTTATTATTACTACTATCGGTTGCTGGTGGTGGTTACTTATATGTAAAAAATTTACAAGAAGATGTTGACAGACTAACTAAAAATAATGTATTGTTAGAGACAGCTGTAAATTCCAAAGATCAAGAAATTAATAGATTGAATGAAGAAATCGTACAAGTTAGAGAAGTAAATAGTAGAGTAACGGAAGAAAGTAGAAAGTTAAACAGCGAAGTTGATGTCCTAAGAAACAAATTATCAGAACATGACCTTGGTTATCTTGCTGAAAATAAGCCTGGACTTGTCCAACGAATTATCAATAAGGATATTGAAAATAGTTTAAAGGCAGGGATAGAAGAATTGACTTCAGAAAGTATAGTGGAAAGTAAATAATGAATAAATATATACTAATGTCTTCAATTTTCTTATTGGCGGGATGTTCTGTATTTACGCCAAAAGAGGTTATTGTTACAGAACAGGTTTTTACAGAAAAGGTTCCTTTGGACCTTCCCATGCCAAAACCTGTAAATTGGGTAGATTTTGAATTTTTGGTTGTTACCCCAGAAAATTATGAAGATGTGTTGAAAAAACTCAGAGAAAGTGGCAAAAGTATTGCCCTGTTCGCAGTCGATGAAGAATCTTATAAGAATTTATCATTGGTTGTTAACGATATGAAAAGGTATATCGGAGAACAGAGAGTAATAATCATAGAATATAAAAATTATTATGAAAAAAATAAATAAATAAAAGTAATATTTTTTAGGATTTAAAAATGCCACAAGAAACTGTAACAGAAAACAGACTAGATAGAATTGAAGAAAAAATTGATAAGTTGTCCGAAGCGATGATTTCTATTGCTAGAGCAGAAGAAAAACTTGCTGGCATGGAACAAAAATATGCTTCACAATATGAAAGACTAAATCGTTTTTCAGAAAAACTAGACACCTTAACCCTCAAAGTAGAAGAAAATTCTAGAACAACTGCAGTATTCCAAAAGGCATTTTGGGTTATTTTTGCCGCCGCAGTCTCCTCTATCGCCGCAAATTTATACATGATGGGTTAAAAATTACTTGACTTACCCCCTATAATAGTGTAGTATACAGAAACTACACTATTTTTTTATTTTGGAATGATTGATGCTTTATATTGACCGAACCTTTATCCAAAGGCTTTCCCCCCAACTAGAAGGTTTTACCAAAAAAAGAGACACCCTGTATAATTTTAGGTGTCCTATTTGTGGTGACTCTAAAAAGAAAACTTATAAGATGAGGGGGTTTCTCTACGAAAAGAAAAATAACTTCAGATACATGTGCCACAATTGCGGTGCAAGTATGGGCCTTGCACAATTTATGAAAGAGGTAAACCCATCATTGTACGAAGAGTATGCAATTGAAAAGTGGAAAGATGGGCAGAGTGGTAAAACTAAAGGTAACTTTGAAAAAGATGTAGACTACAAGTTTGACTTTACTCCAACCTTTAAATCTAAGTGTTCTTTTGATTGTGGAGAGAAAGTTTCTGACTTGCACCAATCACATCCAGCGAAAAAATATTGCGATCAAAGAAATTTACCAAATCAAGAATTGTTATATTATACAGATGATTTTAAATCTGTGGTTGACAAAGTTAGTAAAGAAGGATATAATCTTCAGAAATTTGATAAAAGAATTGTTATACCCTTCTTTAATGAAAAATGTGAGTTGATTGCCTTACAAGGTAGAAGTCTCAATCCAAATTCTTCGATGAGATATATCACAATAAAAATCAAAGAAGTGCCAAAAATTTATGGGTTGGAACGTGTTGACCCAGAAAAAACAGTCTATATAGTAGAGGGGCCATTAGACTCTTTATTTGTGGACAACTCTCTTGCCATGGCAGGAAGTGATATAGACAAATCATACTTCAGTGACTTTTCTGATGTAGTCTTTATACTTGACAACGAACCAAGAAACAAACAGATTGTGGATAAACTGTCAAAGATTATCAATGATGGTTTCAAGGTTGTAATATGGCCAGAAAATATTAAAGAAAAAGATATTAATGACATTATTCTGTCTGGAATGGACACTTTAGAATTAATGGACATTATAAGTAAAAATACCGTTGATGATCTTGAAGCAAAATTAAGATATTCTCAGTGGAAAAAATGTTAGGACAAAGAGGTAAAAATGAAAATAAAAATCGATTATGAACGAGATGCCAACTTTTCCGAACAATCCCTAAAATTATTAAAAGACTACTACTGCACAGAAGAAGAAAAATCCCCACAAGACGCCTTTGCTAGAGCTGCAATTGCGTATAGTTACGGTGACAAAAAACTCGCCCAGTCGATTTATGATGCAGTGTCAAAGGGATGGTTCATGTATTCTTCTCCAGTTTTATCAAACGCTCCAAAGTATGGAGAGAAGGCTAAGGCGTTGCCCATTTCGTGTTTCTTGGCATATGTGCCAGATACCCTAGAGGGACTTATTGAACATTCATCTGAACTGAGATGGTTGTCAGTTAAAGGTGGTGGTGTCGGAGGACACTGGACAGATGTTAGGTCGGTATCTAATAAGGCGCCAGGCCCTATTCCTTTTCTTAGGACTGTTGATGCGGATATGACTGCATATCGTCAGGGTCGTACTCGTAAGGGTTCTTATGCTGCTTATATTGATATTAATCACCCAGACATTGTAGAGTTTCTTAATATTCGTGTACCGACAGGGGATGTGAATAGAAAATGTTTTAATATTCATCATGCGGTAAATATTACAGATGATTTTATGAGAGCAGTGAAAAATAATGAAAATTGGGATCTTGTCGATCCTTCCGATAAATCAGTAAGAGATACAACACCAGCTCGAAAACTTTGGGAACAATTATTAGAAGTTAGATATAGAACAGGCGAACCTTATTTAAATTTTATCGACACGGCAAATCGTGCATTGCCATCTCCTATGAAAGATAAAGGTTTAAAAATCCATGGTTCGAATCTTTGCAATGAAATTCATTTACCAACATCAGATGATAGAACGGCTGTGTGTTGTCTCTCTTCACTGAATCTAGAATTATATGATGAATGGAAAGATACATCTTTGGTAAAAGACTTAATTAAATTTTTAGACAATGTTCTTCAATATTTTATTGATAATGCACCAGATGAAATTAGTAGAGCGAGATTTTCTGCAGAACAAGAAAGATCACTTGGACTTGGTGCAATGGGGTTTCATTCTTATTTACATAAACACAGAGTTCCTTTTGAATCGGAAGATGCAAAAATTATAAATGAAGAGATGTTCAAAAGAATCAAAGAACATGCGGTAGAATCTACTAAAGAACTTGCGATTGAAAAGGGTGAATGTCCAGATATGAAGGGATATGGTGTGAGAAATTCACATCTTCTTGCGATTGCCCCAAATGCAAACAGTTCTATTATTGCAGGAACATCGCCGTCCATTGAACCATCTAAAGCGAATGCATACACACACAGAACTAGGGCGGGTTCTCATTTGATTAAGAACTCCTACTTGGAAGAAGAACTAGAAAAGGCCGGTTTGAATACAGAAGAGATTTGGTCTTCTATTATTACAAATGGTGGTTCCGTTCAACATTTGAATTTGGACGAACACATTAAAAATGTATTTAAAACTGCAATTGAAATAGATCAACTAAAAGTGATTGAACTTGCTGGAGATAGACAAAAATATCTATGTCAGGGACAGTCTTTGAATGTGTTCTTCCCTGCAGGAGCAACAAAGGCATATCTTCATAAGATTCATTATGAGGCATGGAAACAGGGATGTAAAGGACTTTATTATTTGAGAACCGAAACATCAAATCGTGCAGAAAATGTTGCACAAAAGATCGAAAGAGAAGCTTTGCAAGACTTTGCTTCACAACAAACAACAGAGGACTCGCAAGATGAATGT